ATTTATTGACGAACACGGACTTCCAGTCTTTGATAATCCAGGTGATGATGTACGATATGGACCAGACGGTGAATTAATAGATGTAGGTGTAGTAACTAGTTGGGAAAATGAAGCTGAAGGATTAAGAGATGATCAAGACGCTTTAAACGAGTTTTACAGACAGTTTCCACGTACTGAAGAACATGCGTTTAGAGATGAGACTAAAAATAGTATATTCAACTTAATTAAAATATACGAGCAAATAGATTTCAATGAAGGCAGCAGACATAGCGCGCATGTAACTACTGGTAGCTTTGGATGGGTCAACGGTGTTAAAGACACGCAAGTGGTTTTTCATCCAGATCCTACAGGTAGGTTTAAAATAAGTTGGGTACCTCCGTCTCATTTACAAAACAAACAAATAATAAAAAATGGAATTAAATACCCTGGAAACGAGCACATGGGAGCATTTGGCTGTGATAGCTATGATATTAGTGGTACTGTCGACGGTCGTGGTTCGAAAGGTGCTTTACACGGACTAACAAAATTTTCTATGGAAGACGCGCCAACAAGCACGTTCTTCCTAGAGTATATAGCTAGACCACAAACCGCAGAGATGTTTTTTGAAGACGTGTTAATGGCACTCGTATTTTATGGTATGCCCTTACTCGCGGAGAACAACAAACCTAGATTATTGTATTATCTAAGACGTAGAGGTTATAGAGGATACAGTATGAATAGACCAGATAAAACTTGGAAAAAAATGTCAACAGCAGAACGAGAGGTTGGCGGTATACCAAACTCAAGCGAAGATATAAAGCAAGCCCATGCTGCTGCTATTGAAATGTATATTCAAGATTATGTAGGGCATTTAGGTGATGGCGATTATGGTACTATGTATTTTAACGACACACTTCTTGACTGGTCTAAGTTTGATATAAACAGAAGAACAAAGTTTGACGCTTCTATAAGTTCTGGTTTAGCTATAATGGCTTGTAACCGACATTTATACGCGCCAAACGCAAAAGTAGAAAGACAACCTTTGAATTTGAATATAGCAAAATACGATAATAAAGGGTTTACATCCCAAATAATTAAATAAGCATGGCTGAGTCAGTATATGTAAACTTTCCATCTCAAGCGGTTTCTGACCTCGAGAAAATGAGTTCAGAGTATGGACTTAAAGTAGCGAGAGCTATCGAGCAGGAGTGGTTTAAAGATACTCATAATAGTAGATACCGTAGCACGCAAAACAAGTTTCACCAACTTAGATTGTACGCTAGAGGAGAACAGTCTATACAAAAATATAAAGATGAATTATCTATCAATGGTGATTTATCTTATCTTAACTTAGATTGGAAGCCAGTGCCTATCATACCTAAGTTTGTTGATATAGTAGTTAACGGCATGTCAGAGCGCATGTTTAAAGTTAAGGCACAATCACAAGATCAATACGGTGTTAGCAAGCGTACTGAGTACATGGAAGCTATACAAAGAGATATGGACTCTAAAGCTTTTAACGATAACTCTGCTAAGTTATTTAACGTAGATCTTTATGAAACGCAAAAAGAAGAGTTACCAGATACTAAAGAAGAGTTAGATCTTCATATGCAGCTAGATTATAAGCAAGCTGTAGAGATAGCAGAAGAACAAGCTATAGAAACACTTTTGAAAGGAAGTAATTACGATCTTGTAAGACGTAGAATGTTATATGATTTAACTGTATTAGGTATTGGCTGTGTAAAAACTAATTTTAACTATAGTGAAGGCGCAACTGTAGAATATGTAGATCCAGCTAACATCGTATATTCTTATACAGAATCTCCGTATTTTGAAGATATATATTATATAGGTGAAGTAAAAACAATACCTATCAATGAACTTGCTAGAGAGTTTCCAAACTTAACTGAGTCTGATTTAGAAAGTATATATAAATCTTCAAGCAAAAGATATCTAGGCAATAGAAGAGTACATGAGACAGATAGGAACAAAGTTCAAGTACTGTACTTTAATTACAAAACTTATACTAACGACACATACAAGCTAAAAGAAACTTCTGCAGGAGGTTATAAAGCAATATCTAAACCAGATACTTTTAACCCACCTAAAGATAAGCAAGTTGGTTTTGCTAGATTATCAAGATCTGTAGAGTGTGTTTTTGAAGGCGCCATGGTTCTTGGTACTGACAAGTTGCTTAGATGGAATAAAGCTAGCAATATGATGCGTAATAAATCTGACTTTAATAAAGTTAAGATGAATTACGCTTTAGTTGCGCCGCGTATGTACGAAGGTCGTATTGAATCTTTAGTTAGCAGAATTACAGGTTTTGCTGATATGATACAGCTTACGCACTTAAAGTTACAGCAAGTTATGTCACGCATGGTGCCAGACGGTGTGTACCTTGATGCGGATGGGCTTGCTGAAATAGATTTAGGCAATGGCACTAATTACAACCCGCAAGAAGCTCTTAACATGTTCTTCCAAACCGGTAGTGTAATTGGTAGAAGTATGACAGCTGACGGAGATCCTAATCCAGGTAAAGTACCTATTACGCAAATATCAAGCGGTCAAGGAGCTGGTAACAAACTACAATCTCTTATAGGTAATTATAACTATTATCTGCAAATGATTCGTGACGTAACAGGTCTTAATGAAGCTAGAGATGCGAGCGTGCCAGATCCTAAGTCTTTGGTAGGTGTTCAAAAACTAGCTGCTGCTAATTCTAATGTTGCAACAAGACATATACTTCTAGGTTCTATGTTTATTACAACTGAGATCGCAGAAGCTCTATCTTTACGTATATCAGATATATTAGAGTATTCACCTACAGCCGATGCGTTTGTTCAGGCTATAGGTTCTCATAATGTAGCTACACTTAAAGAAATGTCTCAACTTCATTTGTATGATTTTGGTATATTTATTGAGTTAGATCCAGATGAAGAAGAAAAGCAAATGCTAGAAAACAATGTTCAAACAGCACTTGCGCAAGGTTTAGTAGATTTAGACGATGCTATAGATATCCGTGAAGTTAAAAACGTAAAGTTAGCAAATCAGTTATTAAAAATAAAAAGAAAGCAAAAGCAAGAGCGCGATCAACAAATGCAAGCTCAACAAGCCGAAGCTCAAGCTCAAGCTCAAGCTCAAGCTCAACAAGCTATTGCTCAAACTGAAATGCAAAAGAATCAAGAAAAAGCAAAGCACGATATTGACTTAGAAGTTCAACGATCAGGTGATAAGCTTAAGTACTTGCAAGAAGAAGTTAAACTCAAAAAAGAACTTATGCAATATGAGTTTGAATTAAATCAAAAGCTTCAGCAACAACAAAGAGTTGAGACTAGAGATTTAGAGCAAATGAAAGAGGACGGAAAAGATAGAAGAGAAGTAGCAAAAACTACTAAAAAATTCGAGTCTTCAGGTAATGATATACTTGGAGGAGGAATAGGCTTAGATAAGTTTACTCCACAGATTGGTAATTAATTATATAATATTTTATTATGGAAGAAAATAAACAAGCAGATCTTGAAGAAGTAATTCAAGAGGTCGAACAAGAAACATCTCAAGAAGAGGTTGTAGATGAATCTGCACCTGAACTTGATTTAGAAAAATTTGAAAGCAAAGATAATCCAGATATTATCAAGGTAGATTTAAGCAAACCGCTAACAAATGAAACTGAAGAAGGTAACGCTGACGACACAGGAGTGGTTAGAGTCGATGAAAGTCCCGAGCCCTCACAAAGTGAAAACGAAGTACAACCGCAAGAAGAAGCATATGAAGAAACACCAGCACTAGAAGAGATTACAGATGAAGCAGAGGCTCTACAAGAGGAAGCTACACAGGCTATTGCAGAATCTGAGCAAACAGGTGACCCACTACCTGAAAATGTGCAAAAGTTGGTGGATTTTATAAATGACACTGGTGGTGACCTAGAAGATTACGTAAGGTTGAATAGAGATGTATCTAGCATAGATGATCAAGATGCTTTACGTGAATACTATAAAGATACTAAACCTCATTTATCAAATGAAGAAATAGACTTTTTGATGGAAGATCAATTTGCCTATGATGAAACAATAGATGATGAGCGTGATATAAAGAGAAGAAAATTGGCCCGAAAAGAGCAAGTTGCTGAGGCCAAAGCCTACTTAGACGGGCAAAAGTCTAAATACTATGAAGAGATTAAAGCTGGAAGTAAACTCACTGAAGAACAGCAGAAGGCAATTAATTTCTTTAATAGATACAATAAAGAGTCGGAGCAAAAACAAAAGCTTGCGGAAGAACAAGTATCAAGATTCAACAAAAAAACTAGTGAAGTTTTTAACGATAAGTTCAAAGGTTTTGAATATAACGTCGGAGATAAAAGATACCGTTTTAACGTAAACAATGCAGATCAAGTTAAAGACGAACAGAGCGACATTAACAATTTCGTTAGAAAGTTTCTAAACGAAGAAAATACGTTAGAAGACGCTGCTGGTTATCATAGAAGCTTATATACTGCAATGCATGCTGATGCGATCGCGCAACACTTTTACGAACAAGGAAAAGCTGATGCTTTAAAAGAAACAGTAGCAAAAGCTAAAAATGTAAATACTGAAGCTCGAGGGGCACATACGCCATCTGAGTTTAAAAACGGTATTAGAGCAAGAGTGTTAGGTGATGATTCCGAATCTTTCAAATTTAAAATTAAAAGAAACAAAAATTAAAATTAGGAAAAAATGGCAATTACTGCAGGAACTAATTTGAATAGCGTACCTAGCTCACAGCAGCAGACGTTATCTTCAAATTATCTAGATTTAGCTGGCACATCCGGTCAAGGTTGGGCACAGCAATACTTACCAGACCTAATGGAAAAAGAAGCTGAAGTATTCGGTAACAGAACTATTTCTGGTTTCCTTTCTCAAGTAGGTGCTGAAGAAGCAATGACAGCTGACCAAGTTGTTTGGTCTGAACAGTCAAGACTACACATCTCATTAAAAGGTACTATTGACCAAGATGGTAACGTAGACTCATACGGTGCAAAAGGTAAATTCACTATTACATCTGATATCGACGGAAACGTTGTAGCAGACGGATTTGGTGCTTCAAACCCAGGTGACGCTCACGGTGTACGTAACCACGACATCGTTCTACTATCAACTCCAGGAGTTGTTGTACGAGCGTTAGTTGTATCTCTTAGTGGTAACACTATTGGTCTTATAGCTTATAACGCTGATACACTAGCTGCTCTATCTGAAACAGCTGGAGCTTGTACTTTACTTGTTATCGGTTCTGAGTTTAAAAAAGGTGATACTTACGACGGCGCTACTACACGTGGAGCTAACGAGCCAACTTTCAAGTCTTTCTCTAACAAGCCTGTTATCATGAAAGACAACTATACAGTATCTGGTTCTGATGCATCTCGTATCGGTTGGGTTGAAGTTGCAGCAGAAGATGGAACTTCAGGATACCTATGGTACTTAAAAGCTGAAGCTGACACTCGTGCTCGTTTCAACGATTACTTAGAGATGACTATGCTTGAGGCTGTTAAGGGTTCTAACTCAACTAACGTTGACGGTGAGCTTGGTTACTCAACAGAGTCACAAGCTGGTACTGAAGGTTTATTCGCTGCTATCGAAGATCGTGGAAATATTACTTCTGGTATTACTGGTGTTAACGCTGCTACTGATTTAGCTGAGTTCGATGCTATCTTAGCTGAGTTTGATAAGCAAGGTGCTATTGAAGAAAACATGTTGTTTGTAAATCGTGCTACTAGCTTAGCTATGGACGATATGCTTGCATCTATGAATTCTTACGGTGCTGGTGGTACTTCTTACGGAGTATTTGAGAACGATGAAGATATGGCTCTTAACTTAGGATTCTCTGGATTCCGTCGTGGATCTTACGATTTCTACAAGTCAGACTTCCGTTACTTAAATGACTTTGCTACTCGTGGTGGTATTAACGCTACTGCTGGTTCAGAGGCTATCCGCGGAGTTATTATTCCAGCTGGTACTTCAACTGTATACGATCAATCACTAGGTAAGAACCTTAAGCGTCCTTTCCTACACGTTCGTTACAGAGCTTCACAAACTGATAACCGTAAGATGAAGTCTTGGGTTACTGGTTCTGTAGGAGCTACAACTTCTGCGCTTGACGCGATGGAAATCCATCTACTGTCTGAGCGTTGCTTAGTTGTACAGGGTGCAAACAACTTCATGTTGATGAAGTAAACTATATTTGACGAAACTACCTCACCTTCGGGTGGGGTAGTTTTATATTAATTTTTATTATATTATATTATGGCAAAAAAGAAAGAAACGCAGGTCGTTGAAGAACCTGCTGTAGAAACTGCGGTTGTCGAAGCTCCAGCTCCGCAACCTGTAGTTAAAAAAGAAGAACCTAAGAAAGATTCTTGGGTAATTGAAGATAAAGTATATTATCTGAAAAACAAGCAAAGACCTCTATCTCGTATGATTAAGTCTACGGGTATATATTATTTCGATGAAGAAAAAGGATATGAAAGAGAGTTGAAGTATTGTGAAAACCAAAAAACGCCTTTTGTTGACGAAATGAAAGGTGATCAAAGATTAGCACACATCATATTTAGAAATGGAGCGCTGCATGTAACTAGAAACAAACAAACGTTGCAAAAACTTTTGTCTCTATACCATCCAGACTTAGATAAGCTTTACTACGAATACAAGCCTGTAGAAGTAGCAAAGAATCAACTAGATTTCTTAGAGCTAGAAGTTGAGGCAATGTCTCACGCGCGTTCTATGGATATAGATATGGTTGAGGCTGTTATGAGGACAGAGGTTGGTTCTAGAGTGTCTAGAATGAGCTCTAAAGAACTTAGAAGGGATGTTTTATTATTTGCTAAGAAAGATCCAATTTTATTTACTGAATTAGTTTCAGATCAAAACATTCAGCTAAGAAACTTTGGTATCAAAGCTACTGAAGAAGGTATTTTGAATCTATCACATGACCAAAGACATTTTAGCTGGGGTTCTACTGGTAGAAAACTAATGACAGTACCTTTCGATGAGCATCCATATTCTGCATTAGCCGCTTGGTTTAAAACAGATGAAGGTATGGAAATTTATACGAATATAGAAAAACGATTAAAAAAATAATCACTTGGTTGGGTGGTCACCCTTCGGGGTGGCCACTAAACTTTAATAACGAATTATGGCAGTAAGTGTAGACACAGTTTATCAAAGGGTATTAGCCCTTGCAAACAAAGAGCAGCGAGGTTATATTACTCCGCAAGAGTTTAACTTGCTTGCCAACCAGGCTCAAATGACAATATTTGAGTCATATTTTAACCTTAAAAGCGCAAAGGTAAAAGTAGCAGCTAACGATACAAATTTAGTTGACGAGACAGATATGATAGAGTTAATGGATATGAAGTTAGCTCCTTTTCAATCGTACGAGGCTGTAACCAGTGGGCATACATTTCCTACAACAGTAACTGTTGATAGCGTAGCTTACGATGTATTTCAAACTGGTATAGTTTTTCTTGGTGATGAACCTTGTCAAAAAGTATCAATAGCAGAAGCGCAACGGTTAAAAAAATCCCCTAGACATATGGCAACTACAGCTGATCAAGCTCCTATATATGCTGATAATAGAATTACCGGCAGAGATATAGTGGTGTATGCTGGTAGTACGCAAGAAGAAACATCTAACGTAACTGTTGAATGCTTTAGAGTTCCTAAGCCTGTTAGTTGGGCTTATGTAGTTGTTAATAGTAAAGCTTTATATAATTCTTACGCAGCTGTTGACTTTGAGTTTCATATATCAGAAGAGGATACTTTAGTGTATAGAATATTAGAACTTGCTGGTATTGTTATGAACAAAACAGGTTTAGCAGGTACAGCGGGTAATATGAAATCAGATGCAGAAGCAGCAAATAACGCATAACTAAATGGGTATATTAAGATCAGAACCTCAAGCTTATTACGCAAGTGGTGGAGACCACGGTAACTATAGGTACATACCTTTAAGCGAAATAATAGATTCTTTTACTGCGACTTATGTAGGAAAAGGTAAACTATGTGAAGACGTTGTATTAAACGATATAACTTTCCATGCAATAAGAGCTTTACAAGAACTTAGCTATGACACTTTCAAGTGTACAAAAGACATGGAGATTACAGTGCCTTCTTCGCTAGTATTTGTTATGCCTTTGGATTACGTTAACTATGTTAGCTTACAGTGGGTTGATGGTAATGGTATATTTAGAAGATTATATCCATCTAGTAAAACAGGTAATCCATTTACGGTAGAAGAAACAATACAATCGCACGGTGGATTTACGACTGATGGAGCTAATGAAGATTTAGATAGAGCTGCTGCTGATTCTGACAACAACTTTACTTCTACAACTTTTACAAACTTTAAATCGCTACAAACCTCTGATCTTGGGGATTACGATGCAGACGATTTAAATAGGGAGCACGGCGAGCTTGTAGGTAATAGGTATGGTATTGACCCTCAATACGCTCAAGTAAACGGATCTTTTTATATTGATAATCTAAGAGGATTAATAAACTTTAGCTCAAACGTTAGCGGTAAGACTGTAGTTTTAGATTATATAAGCGATAGTTTAGGGACAGATGAAGAAATGCAAGTTCACAAGTTTGCTCAAGAAGCTATGTACATGCATATAGCACACGCTATATTGTCTACAAAAGCTAATATACCAGAA